TGACGGTTGGATTTTGTGATGTTGAACCTGTAGGTGTACCACCAGGGAATTCCCACTGCCAAGAGGTTGGTGTATTCGTAGAAAGATCTGTGAAGGTTACAGAATCCCCAGCAGTTGGTCCGGTTGTAGAAGCACTAAAGTCTACTACAGGAACTGGTGTTGGAGAAGGTCCTACAGGTCCTCTGGAGATATAGGTGGAATTTAGATTTAAGTTCAACATGAGCGTTTATCTATTAGTAAAGAGCATAAGCAGTGCCTGCAGAAACTGAAGTCACGTTAGATACTCTGATTGGCTGGTAACCAGCTGGTAAAGCAACAGTTAGTGTTTGGCCTCCGGCTGTAGTCAAAGCTACGTTTGCTGCATCTGTTAGCAACAAAGAATAGGTGGCAACACCACTGATACTTCCTGAGGTAGCTCCTGGGGTTATAACCTCGATGTTCTGTGCTGAAGCATACTGAAGTGCCTGAGCCATAGCCTGAGTATAACTAACGGAGTCCCAAGTTTGTAGTGAGTCTGGTGAAGTTATCATAGTCGTTTTTTATTTTAATATTTATTTAGAAGTATTGTATTACTCTTACGAATCCTGCTTGTCCTGCAGTACCGTTGGTTGCTCCTGAAGTAAACCTGGATTGACCCCCGTTACCACCTTTACCGTAAGTAGTAAGGTCTATACCACATACGGTTTGTGCCGTTGAAGCTGCACTATTAGATCCAGCAGTAGAAGGATATTGGAAAGATCCTCCTGCTCCTCCAGCTCTTGTAGTATATGGAGAAGAGCAATTACTTGCCGGTAGGGCATCAAGTGTAAATGGTGAGCTGCGGTAAAATGCTTGACCTCCGTCGTTACCATCTGCATAAGAACCTGCTCCACCTTCACATGGAGTACCTCCGTTTGAAAAACTACCTGATGGAAATGCTCCATAAGTTGGGTAGAGATCTCGCCCTCCGTATCCACCTTTACCACCGGCAGCACAAACATCGCATCCAGCGGTTGTGCACCAACGAGAAGCACCACCAGATCCTGCTTGATTTATGGATATGCCACCGCCAGCTCCGATGATAACAGAAGCAGTTGCACCGATAGCACAAGCGGCAAAAGTTTGTTCACTTATACCACCACCGCCACCACCAGCACCACCAAGAACTACTGCTCCGGTAATTGTGGAGGGAGCATTAAGTCCATTACCCCCGCCTCCACCACCACCGATGGATATGACCTTGACGTAAACTGCACCCGGGCATTTAGACCAAGTACTATTAGTGGTAAAGTCTTGAATAGCCGTAGTACCAGGATAGCCTGTTGCTCCTGTACCTCCTGTTGGTAAATTATATCCTCCGAATAATCCCATATTAGCTAAAATTTAGTGCTGCAACTGAGTAGTAATTAGTACCATCGTAGAAGAGACTAATTACGTCTATTTCCCCTACACCGGTTGAAAGGATAGGAGCAAATCCTCCTGGCCATTTTACCGAAGCTGGCCAAGTAATAGTGTAAGATCCAGTTCCTGCTTGGGTAATAGCCAAACTGTAGCTTGCACCGGCAATCGGATTCGATAGGGTCAGTGAAGTTATATTCGAGGTTAGGGATAGAGTTTGGTTATTAGAGTTATCCCAATCTATCGTAGTTGTACCTCCTGTTGATCCGACAGCATTTACTTTAGAAGCTCCTTGTCCTAAAGCGATCAGGTTATTAACGTGGGTAGTATCTGCTTTTTCTGAAACTACACCTGGTCCGATTGCTGCTGCTCCGGCGTGTGTTACACAAGCTGTATATCCAAGTGCAATACCACATGCTGCATTACTTACTGAAGTGCTTCTACCTATAGCTATTGCATCTTGAGAGTTAGAAGCTCCTCCCGCTCCCCAACCCCCAAGGGTTGTAGCGAATTGAGAAGAAGCCATTCCAAATCCCATATTTATGGAATATTGTGATGCTGTAAGGTTATATCCAAATGCCATCGCTAATTCTCCATTAGCAAAAGCATTTCTACCGATAGCTATACCTCCGGCGTTATTAGAACATGTATTAGCTCCGATGGATACAGAACCAAATCTTCCAACGTAAGCATTGTGACCTATAGCGATCATATCACAACCGTTACTACCAGTAGTGATAGCGTTAGTACCGATTGCTATATTGTGTGAATCGTCTCCAGGACCTCCACCAGTTACACAGATTATTGCTCCTTTACCGATAGCGATATTACCGTCTGGAACAGAGCTAACACAACCGGTGTGTACCACCTCAATATCCGTACCTATAAGTACGTTGCTCGTAATACATTGGGTAGGTGCAGTACTGTAACCTATAATAATATTGCAATCACCACCATTTAAGACGTTACTCTTACCAAGCATGGTACTATACGTGGTGTTAAGATTACAAGAGGAATCTCCAATTGTAATGTTGTAGCCTGCACCGCTATTGTATGTATTAGTCCCCATTGTGATTGAGGAGTTACCAGCAGCACAAGCATTAGTACCGATAGAAATAACATTACCTGAACCAGATCCTCGAGCTCCTCCTCCTATATGAACTCCACCTTCGTAAGCTACAGAGTTAGCACCAATTGCTATACCTTGAGCACCAAGTTGGGCGTCGGCGTTACATCCGATAGCAATTGTTTCTCTACCGTTGGATTTTGATCCTGGACCGATAGCTATACCACCTCTGTTAGTATCTCCGTAACCATTACAAGCATTAGCAGCTGATCCGATGGCTATAGCATTACCACCACAGACTGTAGTAGCATTGTAACCTATTGATAAGTTGTATTGTCCTCCAGTAACACCCGCTGTTGCTCCGATAGAATCAGAAACCAAAGAAGAAATACCTACTTCGGTAATAGGGGAAGCAGATCCTGCTGGGCTAACACCCGAAGTACCCGATGAACCCGCTGCTCCAGTCGCTCCGTTAACTCCAGAAGTTCCGCTGGAACCTGATGAACCCGAGGTGCCTGATGAACCGGAAGAACCCGATGTTCCTGATGAGCCAGACGAACCAGATACTCCAGACGTTCCGCTGGAACCTGATGAACCGGAAGTACCTGAGGAGCCTGATGAACCTGAAGTACCGGACGAACCTGAAGATCCTGAAGCACCCGTTGCCCCGTTGATACCGGAGGTACCACTTGAACCCGCTGCTCCAGTCGCACCGTTAACTCCCGAAGTTCCAGACGAGCCAGATGAACCTGAAGCCCCTGTTGCTCCGTTAATTCCGGAAGTCCCTGATGAACCTGCTGGACCAGTCGCTCCGTTAATTCCCGAGGTTCCTGATGAACCAGATGAACCTGCTGGGCCAGTCGCTCCGTTAATACCTGAAGTACCGCTTGAACCTGCTGGGCCAGTCGCTCCGTTAACTCCTGAAGTACCCGATGAACCTGATGAACCTGCAGCACCCGTTGCTCCATTAACCCCGGAGGTACCTGATGAACCTGATGAACCTGAAGTGCCGGATGAACCAGATGAACCTGCAGCACCCGTTGCTCCAACCCCGGAGGTACCGCTTGAACCTGCAGCACCTGTGGCTCCGTTGATACCTGAAGTACCACTTGAACCCGCTGCACCAGTCGCTCCGTTAACTCCCGAAGTTCCAGAAGTACCGCTTGTTCCGTCGTTACCGTTGTAAGCTATTTGACTTACATTCACCCAAGCAGATGCTGAGTCAGGAATACCAGATCCAGTCTTGGCTTGGAGGGTTACCGCCGTTGAGGTGGTTTGCCAGTAGATTTCTACTGTGTCGTTATCATTAAGTGCTTGACCTAAAAATTCAAAACTAACAAGTCGTTCTGTGGGTACTCCAGCAGACTTACGAGCTCCGATAGACATTGTATGAGACGAGTTAGGAAAATCTGACCCATTGTACTTGAGCCAGAAAGTAACGTCTTGAGCATTACCGTCTAAGTTACTGGCCAGAGCGTTGACTACCAGTTTGTAATATCCAGCTTTGGTTAAAGTAACCGTACCACCAGTCTGTGTGATTAGATTACTTATCGAAGTGGAGTTTAGGGTAACTTTGGTTGGTGTGTTGATAAGGGCTACCGATTGGTCAAGTGTGCTGTAGAAAGAACCGAAGTAACCTGTAGCACCACCAGCTCCATCAACACCCGAGGTGCCTGACGAACCCGATGAACCTGATGTACCTGAACTTCCAGAAACACCTGATGTACCGGAGGAACCTACAAGGTTCTGTTCCGTGCCATCGGACTTTTTCACATACATGTTACCGTCCGTAGACTTAGCATACAGTGTAGTGTAGCCAGCTTCTGGTGTAGCCGCCGTGGCCCCTTGTTGTATTTTTAAAGATCCGCTCATTTTTTAATGTCTTTATTAGATATGTCGGATGACTCGTTCGCATTCCGATCTTTCATATTTTGTAACTCACTTTTAATCCTAAGAACTGTCCACACTACAGTGGATAATCCCACGATTATTTTTACAACCATTTCGATAGTAGTAAAGTTGACGACGAGAAGTGCACCAAAGTTAGCTATTGAAGTTTTGTCAGTAAGAACAGTCGCTATAGAGGCAAGTGTTAGTTTCATAGTTTTAAGAAGGCATATTGTCATAGAAACTCCAGTCTACCGAACCACCTTGGAGGTAAATCCTCTTGTGCCATGGAATCGAGTAATCTGGAAGTATCGTTCTACTATCTCCAGAGGTAGGAGACGCAAGTTCTGGAATAACGTTCTGGAATTCCATCATGTAATTACGAAGTTGTGTCATAAACCAATCACCTTCAGACGAGTATCTTTCTTGTAGGAACTGAACCGTAGACAGATCTACGGGTGCTCCGGTTTCGTTGGTTTGGGTAATAACTCCTTGGGATGAGATCTTATAGTTTAACCTCGGTAACACGTCTGCTGTAACGTAGGAAATAAGAGCTGGCTGGATGAACTGGGTAAGCATAGCCAAATAGTGCTCGTTACCAGACGCCGAAATCGTACCAGCTGTAATAAGATCAGCTATTTTATTGTAAAGGTCCGTACCAGCTTGGGGCAGTACCTTTGCTTGTTGCATTTGGTAAATCGAGTTAGCAATTGGCTTGGAAAAGGTAGAGGTTAGAATATCCGACCTATCCACTAAATTGCTTTCTGATATGAAAAGTACTATATTCATATTTGTGGTTGTTCTGTTTCTTCAAGATCTCTCGTGGCCGCTTCAGTATCGGTAGGATCTTCAATCTCCTCCGTGATACTCTGTTCTCCAGAAGTTAGTGGATCGTAACCTACTATATCTCTCATCTCGTCTTGGGTCAAGATAGCTTGTAGAATGTTTTCTCCGAACCTGTAAGCTACAGGAGCAGAATCCGTAAAGTCTAATTCGTAACCGAATAACTTTTCGAAGATGCTCGAGAACATCAGCTGAACTGGCTTGATAGTGGTGTTAAGGAATAGCTCGTAAGCATCCAGTAGTTCTGCTCTTCCCCCGAGTTGACCCGCTGTCTTAACTCCGAAAAGCATTGGGGAAACTACCTGTTGTGAAGTCAAGATCATATCCCTCGTCATTTCAGCGAGTGCTAAGTATCTTTCGTCGTTATCGTTGTTAGAGATTGGTTCGAGCTTAACCGATTCCGAACCATCGGGAGCGAACACTAAGAATATTTCCCCCGCTCCACGGCTTCCACCGTATTGTCTCTTAATCTCCTTCCAGATGTAGTCTCTTTCTTCCTGTGATTCAGGTACTGGCCCCGACAAAATAACGGACATAGAAGGACTGAAAGAGTTTTGTGCATTGTTGACGTGGAAGTTCTGTAACGTGTAATCCAGCACGATCCAACCGATACCAGAAATGTACTCCGGTTTAGGATAAATGTTGGTGCCTTGAGAATATCCTCTCCAAACAAACAATTGTGACCCAACTGGATTTTCTGGATTGTAGGCGGGGAAACTTACGGGTTTGTTGTAAGCTTTTCTGGTATCATTCCAGTCGTTAGAGTACCAATACTCTTCGACCTTACCGAAAGCATTTGGTCTACCGTATCTTACCTTAGTAACATCTACGTGTTCAGCATGTGCTATAGATTGGCCATCTCTGGACCACACCACGTTGATAGCGAATGTGTTCATAAGGAAGTAGTCGCTAAGCATCTTAACCACTTCGTAGTCCAGGTTGCCCTTAAACATTGGAAATGATTCGGGATTCTGAATCCCATCTCCCATGGTGTAGGAAAGCTTCCTTTCCAGAATAGCTGAATGTATTGGGGATTTGTCTCTGAGTTCGATTAGGAAATTAGGATAGAGGTTATCGTTACCCCAGTAAACCCATTCCTTCCCGTTGACTATATTCTCTGAATAAGAAGGGATTCTTAACTCTTCTCCGGATATAGACCGGAACATGATATTTGCTTGTTTATCCTTCATAGACTATGTATGTTGGTTGTATTGTAGGAGCAGTTGTAGTAAAGTTTGTAGTGCCTTCTACTCTTGCTCTCCCTTGCCATATGATTGTATCTTGTATATCGGCCAGTAGAAGCAGAGCGTCGAAAGTAAGTTCTGCCTCGAGTAGCAACGGATCACATCCAGAATCAGAATCGGATGAAACCGTTACGTCCGAAGTTATCTCACAATTGGGGAATATAGCATCTGGTAGACCTTCTAAGACTGCAACCTTATAATCTGAAGAAGGTAAGGTAGAGGGATTTACGTCGAAAGAATATACTCCGCCTTTGATCGTAGCGCTTATGGTAAACGAATATGCCTTATTTCCCTCCTCAATCCGATATAATACCATACTAAGTGGTGCCCCATTAGCGGTAAACTTATCCCCTAACCTTATTCGAACAGTCTGGGATGATTGGGTGTTGTCCAGGATTATCATATACTACTAAATATAGATTTGGGTCAAAACGCTAAGAATAAAAAAGGGGAAACCGAAGCTTCCCCTTTCTTTATGTAAATGCCTATGAATTAGGCGAGGGTAGAGTTAATTAGATCAGTCCATCCCGTAGAAGCTACGAATGCTGCATCTAATGTTTTAGGAGGAGTTCCTTGGATTCCTCTAAACTCAAGGGTGAATCCGTTGAGATCGCCGGCGGCTTGGCCAGACTGACCAGAACCTCCGTTGATATCCATACCGCCGCTTTCGCCGAGGTATACGTACTCTCCAGATTTTAACAGGGCTACAATAACCAAGTTATTTTCTCCCAGTGTTTGTGCGATGTAACGTAGAGACGCATCGTAGTTAGCGAACTGCATAGTTGCGATCATCTCGTAGAATAGAGATGAGTTCTGCACGTTTGCTGTTGGCGTAAACGTAATCGAAGACGTTTCTTGCACTTGTGGATATTGATAAAATACCCCCGTCGCTCCCGCCGTAATCGAGTTGATTGCGAGAGTTTCGGCAGATCCTGTAGTACCTACTGCAGTGATATTGTCGGAATTGGCTACGTAAAAGCTGGTTATTCCGCCGATCCCTTTGCAGGCCCCTACTGATCTACCAGTTGTTAATTGTGAACATGCTGCCATTGTATTTCAGTTTTTTTTAGTCGTTATCGACGTTGATTAGAAGTTGGTTACGAAGTACTGTGGGTAAACTACCGCTGTACCCAGCTTAGCACGGAAGATGAACCTAACGGCGTCTTCGGCGTCAGCGTAGAACAACTTAAACGTCGAGTAATCTGAAACCAGGTCAGTTCCCCAGAACAACAATTGAGCAGGTCCGAGAACGACGCAATCGTTGCTATTTACTGCATAACCTGATTGTGAACCAGAAGAAGCAAGACCGTAAGTTCTAACCACTCTCACATTCGAGAACGGATACATGAACGTTCCGTCGATAGTAACTGAAGGATCGATCCAGTAGTTGTTTAGGGTCTTCAATGCAGAAACCAAAGTTCTGTACATTGCAGGTGACAACCAAAGAACCAAATCGTCTCTGTCAAGAACGTCTACGTTCAAAGAAGCGATCATTGCATCCAAAGTAGCTACGATGTTAGAAGCGTTGAAAGCAGTACCTGCAGTAGCACCTGAAGGAATCACTCTTGTAGCTTCACCAGCCAAAGTCTTGATGAATCCATCAGCGTAAGCCAAGTTACCAGCTCCAGTTGCACCTGAAGTTGAACCTTGCCAAGAAAGTTGAGCAACGATCTTAGAGATCTTTTCAGCTTTCTCGTTAGCGATGTAAGATTCGAATGGAATGCCCTCTTGGATTGAACCTGGGGTCATTGCAACTTGAATCCACTTCTGTTCCAAAGCGTACGGATCGAGTTGCTCATTTATCTTAAATTTGTCTACGGCGAGGGTTACGGCGTCGAAATTGGTTGTAGATGAACCAGCTGAGAAACCAGCCGCTCCAGCTTGTAGTGCCATAGCAGAGTCGAGAGTGTTGATGTTTTCGGCGCTCTTGATTCCAGGCATGATAGAGACGTAGTTAGCTGTAGGATCTGACATCAAAGACTGAGAAAGCAAGTTCTCGTTAGTCTGGTTTACATAGTCAGATAGAGCAGATACGTCAAAGTTGAATTGTAAATCCTTTTTCATGATTAGTATTAGCTATTTTTAAGTTTTTTAATAAAGTTTGTTCTGTGATCCAACAGAGATGATGCTCTTTCTTCAGTAGAGAAAGCAGTTTTAGAGATAGGTGTGCCTGAAGGTTCTTTCTTAAGCTTGTCGATGTCAGAGCTGAAAGACTTTTGAGTCTTCGCCATTTCCAAAAGGATTTCCTCCATTTTGTCAAGACGCTTTCTCAGGTCTTCGTTTCCTCCTTCAACCTCAGCAACCTTATCCTCAACGATTGAGATAACCTGCTCGATGATAGCTTGTGCTTCACCTTCAGAAACATCAGCTTCCGAAGCAATTTCTTCTTTTGCTTCTTCCACGATGTCTTCTCTTACTGCACCAACTTCTGCTGCTGCATCTTCGGACATGTCTTGTTCAGTTTCTGCAGTAGGGCTGTCAGCAACTTTTACATCATCGATAACGCCTTGTTCGTTAACAACGATGCTGGTACCTGCAGGCTCCGCTAATTCGTGACTGCCGGCTGGAGCTGCACTGCGCTCGCCAGTTTCGGCATCTACGACATAAGCAAGAGAACCTGGCGCCAAGTCTCCTTCAACCTCAACTTTGGTCCCGTCAACAAGATCATACATAGCGAACTTCAACTCATGGTTGAAGACGATCTTTTTGATAGTGTCAAGTAAAGTCATGTTTATTTGTAAATTATTTTTGAGTTTACATATTGAAATATGATAAGCTAAAAAACGCTTATTTTAGCTCCGTATGTCACGAACCTTGGAAGGTAGAATCCATTGTAGATTCTCTTCCTCTCCCATATAGAGACCGATTCTTTTGATTGGTCCTTCGACGGATTCTATAGAAACCACCTTATACCAATCTCCGTCTTGTTCTAATTGTACCTCCTTATTTAAGAAGTTCCACACATTGGCCCAGCGGAGTCTTTTCTCCTCACAAGATCTACATCCCATTATAAGTCTACGTTTTTAAGTATTGAATCTGCTTTTCTACCTACGTACTCGCCGGTTGGTTCCCAATTACCTTCAGCGTTCTCTTTATAGATCTCGATGATGTACCCAGGATCTTCTGGGGTTCCGTTTACTTCGAAGTCACGCCCTGGTACCTTTTTAGAACCTTCACGAACTATTTCACGGATACGACCACGTGGATTGGAGTCAGCAGTTCTCCAGCTAACACTGTCGTTTACTTTAAGATCTTCTACGGCGGCGAATTCTGAAGCTCCTTGCCATTCAGAAATACAAACAGCGTAGCGTTGGTCTTGGTCTGGGAATTCACCTTGGAGAGATGACATACATCTGCTGATGTACTCGTCCTTAGATTCTCCTGGTGATACTTCTACGAACTGGTCTTTCTCTCTGTTGATCTGCTTGATCTTTCTTTGTGCCCAGGCTATGCCTTCGTCACCTCCCCATATCAACCAAGCAACATAACCATTGTCGGTCCAGGGTTTACCCTTCTTGTCAGCATCTATTCTGGAGTTGGATCTGTGTCTTTCGAAAGCAGCCATACGCCCGATGGTCTCTTCAGAAATAGGTAGACGCTTTGCCAATTGATTTGCTCTCGCCCAACCTACTCTCGTTCCAGCCTTAACCTCGGTTGGGTATTTCTCCCTCCACTCCAAAGCTTTCTTGGCGTTGTCGGAAGCTGCCGCTGGGTAGTCGGTATAGGATCTGTATCCTTCCGAGATAAGATCTCCGGTTGCACCTGGATCTACATAGTCAGGTAGATCGGAAACCTCTACGTCCATATTAAGAAGGGCGACTTCGTATTCTTCATGAGTTTCTCCAGGCATGTAAATGGTTCTGCCTCCCTCAGTGTGTGAATGAATTCTACCCTCCAGACCTAATTCTTTAGATCTGGCAACCGCATCGCTGGAATTTTCGTATTCATCTGCTCTGAGCTCTTCCAACAGGAAAATCAATGCGTCCATCTCTCTCTTCTCCTGTTCGCTTAGTCCTTTATAGACCTTACGATAACGCCTACGGATGTCTGTATATTTTTTCTTGTGTCTTGCAAATGTTACTGACTCTAAGTTTTCCGGGCCGAACATGAATGCCCCTTCTACTGAGAATCCGGTCAGTTCTCCTGACTTAATCATATTCCAAGTTTCAAGATCGTCTACCTTCATTGACACGAACCAAGTTCCAACCGGTAGGTCTTTGTAACCATAGTCGGTGGATTTGTCGTTGTTCGATTCTTTAATCCAGGATTCCATTACGTGTAGTTTGTCGGAATACTCTGGAATGTGGTTTACATTATTCTTAGAAGCCTTATTCTTTTTCAAGAATAGATCCGCCGCCACCTTAATCGTTTCAGGAGAGAAGTAGACAAAGTATACGTCACCATTCTCGTCTGTTCTTGGGATACGTTGGTTGGGGATCATAGCAGGACCGAGTACCACCATCTGGTCATCGTTGAAATGTAGTTGGAGTGGTTCTTCCTTGTTGAATGCTATAAAGCCTCTTTCGATTGCTGGTTTATCTACAATAGAAACCGAATCCAAGAATGCCTCGGATTCTTCGTCTAATAGTAGTTCAATAACCTTAAAAAATCGTTTCATGTTCTATTTATCTTTTTTAGAGCTGTGCTCTTCTGGTTATGTAAGCGTCGGTTCTACTGGCTTCGTCAAGTTCTGATGTTACCACGTAAGCCTTAACCGGTTGACTTCTTAGTGCTTCTATCTCTCCACGAAGTTCATTCAGTACAGCGGTCATGCTGCTGTTGGTAGCTCCAGTAGAATTGATCTCTTCCAGGAGAGGTAGGTTGTTAGCGGTAGAAGCAGCATTGATTACGAACTCACCATTGGATAGTCTGGCTGGTACAGAATCAGACGTACCTGAACCTGGCCCCGACACAAAACCACCTTCGGCGAATCCAAGTGCTGATACTTGAGCGTCGATGCTTTTTTCTTGTGCTGAGTAAGAAGCTATGGCTGCTGCTAACGAAGCTGCAATAGGTGCAATCAGTGCTAACGAAGCACCGAATGTTAAAGGTGCCTGTGCAGTGGCCGTAGAAATACCAATGGCTGCTTCTGAAATTGCCCGTGCTATACCGATAGCAAGATTTGCTTTGGCCTGTTTAGATTCTAAGATTAGACCTTTCTTAGCAGCATCCTTTTCGAGCTTCTCTTTTTGCTTCGCTATCCTTGCCTCCTCAGCAGCTCTTTGCTCTTCCAATTGTAGGATAGCATTCTCCCTCGCCTTGGCCGAGAGTACTGTAGACTGGTTGATCTGCTTTTGTCTGGCGTCGAAATTCTTTTGGGTGTTTTCCAGACTTTTATCCAGTTGCTCTATTTGGCTTTGGGTCTCTATGTTCAAAAGCTCTATTTGGGATTGGATCCCTATAATACCAAATTCAAGAACACCAACGAGAAGATCTGTAATGCCTTGTACGTACTCGGCAAATGCTTCTGCTTTTTCCTCGTTAGTCTTCTTTGTATCCTCGACTATTTCCTCGTTAGCCTCTTTGGTTGCTTCAACCCTCTCGTTCTCAAGATCTGCATATTTGTTGGTAAACTCCCTTGCAAGCTTATCCTCTTCTATGTAGGTTTGGGTAACCTGGTTTTGTAATTCTTCTCTACGCTTTTTGCCTTCTTCCGACTCGTCGTCCTGAAGTGCAAGAATCTCTTTCAATAGGGCTTCCCTTGAACTTACAATAGCGTCGCTTCTCTGTTGTTCTTCTCTTTCTAAAAACTTCTTACGAATATCAAGTAGCTCTTGCTCGTATTCTGCTTCGGTAACTTCTCCAGCTAAAAGTCTTTTCTTAAGAGCTATCTGTTCTTGTTCTTCCTGAAGGTCATTGTACTCTTGATTTAGATCAAGTCTTTCCTGTAGGGATTCCTGGAGAACCTCTGTTCCTTCTTTAAGTGCATCCTGCTCGTCCTGTAGTCTTCTATCGTCTATGTCCTTTAGCTTCTCCCTGTACTCAAGTTCAATCCTTTCCTCCTCGTCTTTGGCAGCTTGTAAGAATAGTTTTTTCTGTGCTCTGCTAATCGTAGCATCTTTTCTTACTTCTTCTCTTCTTCGATTAAGATCTTCAATAGCATTCTGTCTTGCTTGTTCTGCAAGTTTCTCTTCTTCGTCATAACCTTCAGAAGTGCTCTTAATGGTTTGGGTAACAAAGTCTCTCTGGAGTTTTAGTATCTCGTTACTAATATCTGTAACCCTCGCTGGTACTCCACCACCTCCGCCATCTCCGTCTTTTCCAGTACCGAAGAGTTTGTCGAAGTAATCGGAATTTTCCTTTAGAGATTCAGCAAGTAGTTTCTGAAGCTTTTCTATTTCCGTGGTTATGTCGGAGGTAGATTCTGCATAATTTTCTGCGGCTGTTGTAGTTTGTCTAAACGCATAAGACCAAGCATTACCGGCAGAGAGTACAGCATTACCGGCAGATTGCCAGAAGCCTGGATCTGAAAGGCTTGGATCGTTTTGGATCTTAACCAGTTCAGATACCTGTTCTTTCAAGGCTTCGAAAATTACTTGAGCTTTTAGAAGTTCCGGTAGTTTAGCAATGTAAATAGTTAGAGCATCAGTACCAGAGTTTATAATATCATTTACGTCTTGTAAAGATAGGCCAGCTTGTAAAGCTGCTTCTTTTAACTCGTCTTGGACTTGGGTAAGCTTATCCCCGTTTAATATCCCAGCTTCTAAACCAGATGCATAAGCTGCTATCTTCTGGGTTAAACTATCAAATCCGCCCGAAGCTGATTCGACTTTTTCAGACAAGTTATCTATGCTGGTTCCATATCGAGATACTATTCTTGCCTCCGACATTTCGTCGTTTATTTGTTTAAGTACCAGGACCAATGCACCCAAAGCTGCAATAGCAATACCGACAGGGCTAATTAAGAATCTACCCAAATTGGCTGCAAGAGCTTTAGCTGATGAACCGAAAGATTTAGTAGCTGCAGCGGCACCACCCATGGCAGCCTCAGCTTCTTTAACTCCTTTTGTAGCGTCCGCTACCAATCCTTCTGCAACTTCTACTGCTTCCCCCGAAATAGTCTGAGCTTCTGCTAAGGAAGCTTCAGCAAATGCCAGCTTAGCTGTGGCTGCTGCTAAAGCCTCTTTTGCTGCTGCATTACCTACTGTTGCAACAGTATCTTCGTTAAGAGCTGCGGTACTTTGTAATTGTGCCTGGGTTTCTTTACCAAGCACTACTGTCCTTGCGATCTCGGCTGCTGCAAGTACACCTTCAGCTACAGCAGCAAGACCAAGAATGCTTATCAAAGCTTCTTGTGCTACTCGGGCAGTCTCTGAAGCTTCTTCGTTATCAGCAACTGCTAAGTTGATGACAGCAAATGCAGCACCAACACCGGAAGCTGCTTTGGCAAAATTACCAGCAAGAGTGGCTATATCAAGACCTTGAATTTGCTGATTAGCACCAGCCAATGCTTTTTCTGTTTGCCTTATCTCGGCAGATAACTTTTTAAACTCATTAGAGCCTACTCCGACTCCTTTGATCTCGGCCTGGAGTGCTGATAGTTTTGACTCTAACGAGCTGATCGACTGATCATTAACTACTATGTCTATTCTTGCTTGTGCCATGGTATTATAGTGATGGTGGTACTGGGTCGTTCGGGTAAGACGGTATCGAGGTATCAACGTCGAAGTCGAAGTACAACGGGTTGAACGTGTAGAGTTCTACAGTTGCCTGACCGTTGTTAGTTGCACTGACGTCGATGTTGTTGACGATATAGTATTGCCCGTCTCCATTCAGATCCAAGAATATTGGGTTTCTGAATTGGAATAGACCCAGGTCTCTATTTGTTAGATTTGCTCTTACTTTATAAAGCTTAGTGTCCGCTTGGTTGTTGAGGTAATTTTCCCAGAAGTTGTTGTACATGGTATCTTGTAGATCAGCCGTGTAACCCGACGGGGTGTATCCTCTCGAAATAGCAGACGAGGGTAGACTTGTATAAAGTAGGATATCTGATTTGTTCGAAGTAGTAGCCGTAAAGGATTTCACAGGAGTAACGACGTGTGCCGCCGCTGTGCCTCCAGGTTCCTCGACTATTGCACTAAAGTTCCTGGTAGAAATAGGAGCATACACAGGGGTCCCAGAACCATATAGTGGCTTTCTTTCAGGATTGTTAACAAACCCATAGTTGTAAGCTATGAACATCTTAGACTTATCGGTTTGCTGCCTTCCGTTATCGTCTTTAGGGTAAAGACTTAGAACTGGAACGTTTACGTAGTAGTCGGTACCACTGACATTCAGTGGGAACTTTATGTTCTCCCCGTTTTCCTGTAGGATGTCAAAGCCACCAGAGGTAACGAGTTCCCAATACTTAGCGTAGTACAGGGTAGGAGCAGAGAATGGTGTTTCTATGTTCAGATCTCCTTCCCCGTAGTTGTTGATAATCTTCCGAGAACCGTATGGTAGCTTCTCTGTGTTGTTCTGTTGGTTCTGGAAATTGACGTCCAGCCAGTTGCCCGATTCTGTGAACTTCATATACACGTTCTTGGGCGGGGTGAAGTTCTGGATGACTCTGTCTTGGAACAAATCCACCTTAGAAGACCAATCTTGTATTTCCCCGTTTGTGAAGAATTCGTCCCGAGGATCTATAATCATCTTACGCTCGTTCGGGTTGATCTGGACGAACAGATTGAAGTGCTTGACGAGAGCGTTGAAGAATTCCTTACACGAAATGTCCGGAACGGTCTGTGACCAGTTCGGGTATAGGTTAGAAATGTCTTCGATTACGAAATCACAGAATGGCTGGTACTTTCTTTCGTTCGTTGGGAAAGCAGGACAGAAGGTTCCAACCGGAGCATTGTAATACTCCGAAGCATCTGCTCTCATGTACAACGTCCATTCCTCATCTGGACCAATCGTATTGATTGTTAGGGTCAGTGGGGTAGACCAGTAGTCTTCTC